GACGCTTGCAGCCACCGCTGTTCGTACGAGTATCGTCCATTTTCCGAATCTTCAAATTTGCGCTTTACATACGCCGCTAGGCCCGGAAGTTGTTCTTCCGGGTTCATCAGCGGAACTGCTGTATCGTCAGCCGGTTCCAGAAAGTTGTCAGCCATATCGACCTACCTCTTAGTAGTCGCGTTCTTCAGCCATCTTCATCAGCGAAGGATCGACTGCACCCTTGGTCATCTGCTTCGGCATGTCTTCGGTCAGAACACCAGTCTGAGCGCGAGTGTCGAATTCCAGACCTTCACGGTACAGTTTGTCTGCGCCCATCTGATCGTCAACGGATGTTTGATCCGAGTTCATAATGTACGCTTCACCCATGTTTAGATTTTGCATTATTGTCTCCCTAAAGAGTTTGTGGTTGTACGTCCAGCATGGACGTGGTTTGACCGCGACGTGCGCGGTTCTCTACGTCTTGTACAGCAGCCGCAGCGTCTTCTGCCTCAAGTGTACCTGTCTGTGGTGGAACAGCATCGGGAATAGACGGCGCAGGGGCGTCTTCAGGTATGCCCCCCGTCAGATCAAGAATAGGTGTTCTTCCCATCAGAGACAGCATCTGTAGGTTCGTACGGGCTGCACCCTCGGGGTCAGCAACGGCACCAGTAACCATTTCGCCAACTACACCTGCTCCGCCGCCCATGCGAGACAGGAAGCTGTCTTCGGGCTGACCAGTCAACTCAGAAACAAAGGTCCGACCCTTTTGTTCTGCAACGTCGTAACTCTCTTTGTCTACAAGACCCCCAATTAAATCGAACAAAGGTCCGGGAGCCTGCTTTGCAAACGCAAGTCCCGTAGTCGCCGCTGCAATAGCACTGGACTTCAGAGTCGTCTTAACTGAAGAAAACTCTTCTGCCATGTCATTTAGGAAATCATCAAACTTTCCTGCCGCTGCTTCTTTTTTCTTTGCTTTTGCTGCGGCTTTGTCATCCGCTGGGGTAAGTCCTGCAGTCTGTTCAGTCAGGTCTTGTGTCTTGGTGATCAGCGTCTCTAGCTTCTTGATTTTGTTTTCTAGCGAGTCTACTGATCTGTCTACTGCCCCAGATGCTTGAGCAGCGGCTGTTCTGGTTTGGCTCTCTACGGTCTGTTGTTCAGCAGGTGCGTCTACGGTAAGAGGAACTAGAGTAGAAGTCTTGAAGTTGTCGTTGGCAAATCCGTAACCGTCACTACCAAACAGAGTCTGGGGATTGTCAAAGCCCACTGACTCCATGTACAGGTTAGAAAATATCTCTTGGGAACTCTGCAGTCGAGAAAGACTACGGCGAGATTTTCTCTCGACTTTGTAGTAATTCAAGCCTACGTCAGCTTTTTGTGAGTGACCTAGAACTTTGTTGGCGTCGGCTGCACCAATCTCTTCTTCCAAAATGTCAAATATGTTCTTTCGAAGATCACGAACACTAAAGTCTACGGAAGCGTTTTTGGTTAGATCGCGTATCTCTAACCCCATAGAAGACATGTTTGCCCTCATAACAGGGTTAATGATTCCGCGTATCTTTTCTTCAGATTGAGTAAAAAGTTGAGTACGACCTGCTGCTTGAGCATCCGCAGCCAGATCGGCTAGAATACCATGTACAATCTCGCCAAGATCGTAGTTGATCCTGTCGCCCTTGTTACTCAGGTTGTACAGCTTTTTAACTTCAGGATCGAACGATCCGTACTTAGCACCCTCTGCGGCATTTCCAACTTGCAATTGAAGAATGTCCGGATTACGAAGACCCGTCAGAGTCTTGATCATAAAGAACGCTTTGGCTTCTTTGTCGTCGATCTGTCGGGCTGTGGCGTCAATAGCCTGATTAAAGTCGTCGAACGCAGGAAGTTCTAGCTTTCTCGCCTTACGAGTGAGACGAATGCCAAACTCTGTGGGCTTGCCTCTGTTAGCTTTTTCGTAGTTAGAGAGAACGTTTGTTTGTTCTGGGCCAATACCTGCGTTGATCAAAGTCTTAACGCGGGATGCAAACATGCCTGATCCAGTGGACACACCTTTGAATCGTTCGTTAGTCGCCCACTGTTGCAGATTCGCAATGCCTTTTTCAGTATTTAGTTTGGATACAGGTGTGTCAGGAGGAAACCCTGCGCTTTCTAGATCACGCAGAGTAGACTTAAAATTATTTACGAGAGTTTTTTCGTTCTCTCTACCTTTGATATGAGCATCAAAGGCGTCCTGTAGTGTCATCTCTGCCATCAGTAACCAAACGTCTCATCTTGCACTTGGAACACTTGACTCTTAATTGCACCAAGTTGCTTGTGTATTGATGTGTATCCGCTCATGCGTGTCATCAGCATGTATCGCAGAGCGTCGTATGCGTGATCCTCAGACTTGGTGTCCACATCTTCGCTGTTGGACTTAGAGAGCGGAATGCCAGCCAGTTGCTTGACTGTGTTTTGGCAACTGGAGAAGATGCGTAGTCGAGGTTCTTGTGTGTAGGGGTCATCGGCAAGACGACGATGTATTTCCATCTTGCCTTGTATACGGTTACGATCAGAGGGTGTCCAGCGGACTCCGGCTCTCATCATCGTTTCGGCAATGGACGGGCCGAATCCTGTCTTGTTCCAACACGACGAGTCCAGCACGGTGTAGTGGGGTGTTGGATCGAGTTGTTCTGCTTCCATTATTTTATCAGCTAACTGCTCTGCTGTCAAGTGTTTAGCATATAGTTCGCGATAAATCCAGATATTGTTATCCCAGTCAATAGCCCCCCAAAGAACGCACGACGGACTTGCATACCCGTAGTCTGCCGCTCGTATACGTGGCCAATTGGTAGGTAACTCGAAATGTTCGACAACGTGTCTCATCCTTGAAAATTCGGGGAAGGCCGCTCCCTCCGCCACGTCCCAATCACCTTCAAGAAGCCGCTTTCGCTCGACTTCTGGGAGCGACCTGAGCATGGCCTCGTATTGGCCATCTGCCATCAGGTAGGGATTGTCGGTCAGCCGTGCCGGTACAAACTTGCGAAGGAACAGCGGTTGACCTGCCTTCTCGTGACCCGCTGGCCACACAAAGGGCTTTTGTGTTTCTATATCGAAGGCAGGAAAAGGCTTGTTTGGTTCCAAACCGTCAATGTAGGTCTTCTTGACCCACCAACCACCCACTCCTCCGGGGTTGGCTGTGCAGCGCATGTACAGGTGTTGCTGGAGTTCATGATCAGTAGAACGAAGGCGAGAACGCAAGTAATCCCAGACGTAGGGCGTAGGATACTGGGTAATTTCATCGATGCCGATCCAGTTGAATGCTTGACCCTGAAAGCGAGTCACGTCCTTGTCTCGATCCAGATAGGTAAACCAGATCGTTGCACCGGATGGGAACACCCACGTGGTCTTTGACTCGCGGAACTTTGCACCCGGAAAGGCTTTTGGGTACAGTTGGCGAGACTTGTCGATTAGTTCGGTGAGTTCATCCAGTGTACGACGGAGAAGAAGACCACGGTGATTAGGATTGTGACAGTAACGTAGCGGATCAGCAAGTAATGCAAAGCTCTTTCCACCACCGGCAGCACCGCCGTAGAGTACGTCTCTTTCACCTGCGCTGAGAAAGTCCGTTTGCGGACCATCATTCGGTTGAAAGACCACCTCGCTTTCACCGACAAGCTCCGACACTGCGTCAGGTAAAGCATCCAAATCCCCAAGATCGATTGTGGCAGACTCGTTGCCAACCAGAGCCTTTTCAACCTTTGTTGTAGTTTGTTCCAGCTTTCGAGCATATCGTCGTTTGTCCTCTGCGGCTTTGCTTGACTTTGCGGCTCTCTTTTTGGCCGCATTAACACGTTTCGTCGCCGCGCGTCTCGCACGTTCCCGCGTAGAAAGGTTATATGTTGCCTTCGGCGCATTGGGGTCTTTCTTGGGCCTACCGCGTTTGCGTTTGGGCTGCTCGTCAGCCATCAATTACTACTTCATTCTTTGGCGGCAACAGGACGACACCGTGTACAGCCGTCACGTTGTGGTTCATTGTCTCCTGTTTTGCAACTCCTACGCGGTTAAGCAACGATTCTGCGGCTCGTAGCCGTAGTTCGTCGCCTCGTTCGGGGGCGGGATTGTCAATTGTGGAGACCAATCGGTTTGCTGCCTTCAAAGCATTAACCGAAAGTATGCTTTTTGTGCGTTCAACGATTTCTTCTGCTAAAGTTTGCTTCAACCACTGGGTAGAACCACGGGAATACCCCGCGTCAACTGCCGCTTGGGTTGCATTACCGCCGTTTTCGAACAGGAGTTCGAGAAACTGGGTCTGTTGAGGGGTCAGTACCCGCTCTTTTCGTTGTTGTGGGAGCAGATTCATTGTTTTGCAACGTGGTTAAGGAGGCGTGAGCGTCTCACTTAGCCTTATTCGCCGTGATTCAAGAGAATATTTCACAGATGTGTGGGAATATACCGTACGTGAGACAGCCCACGGTATCATATTAGGGTCGATAACGCTGATTGTCAATAAAAAAATTATTTCAGAGGGGTGTTTTGTCGAATTTACTTGACAGAATTGATTCCTGTATGTAGACTGGGTCTAAGACCCGCCGGGATATACCCCCCATGTCCATATAAAGGGACATGCTGACAGTCCCGCAGGGTTGGTATGGTGGGACATGGTTACATATCCATATCGATAACCCAAAATCCAACAATCAATCGACACATTGCATACAGATACTGGTACTCCCCCGGTGGCCCTAGCCACCCGGATAAGCCCCTGCACATCGGTGAGGTCGCAGGTTCCGACATTGCCGGGAACCCACACCAAAACCCGCCGGAATCCCTCTTACATTT